CATCGTGGTTACGGGATGATCGTGGTGATCAGCTGCATCGAGCCGACGGCGACGGCAGAGCCAGCGTGGAAGCCGATCTCCTCCTCGCCCCGGAAGCCAATCAAGTTCTGATCCCATCTCGTTCCGGCCACGTCCGTCGTGTCGATGCGGAACTCGATGCCCCGGTACAGCTTGAGCATCGACCAGACGCCGCCGATGGCGATCTTGGTCGTCGCGTTCGTGCCGAGGTTCGCGTCGTAGTAGACCGGCTGGCCCCAGAAGCCGAGACCGCCCGACTGCGTGCGCGTGAAGCCGGTCGGACCGGCGCTCGGCGTCAGGATGAAGCCGAAGGTGCCGGCCGTCTGGCCGATGGCGGTCCAGTACGTGGTCGCGTCGACGACCCACGCCTCGACCTCGCGGGACCGTGCGGCGAGTGCCGCACTGCCCTGCGTGAGCGCCTCAGCCAGCGAGCCGATGACCGTCGAGGACACCGGGCTCGTGAAGGCGGTGGTGTACGTCGCGGGTGTGCCCGCCGCCGTCAGCTGGGTGTAGACGCCCGCCGTCGGGTCGCCCGTACCCACGCCGCCGGTACCGGCGCCGACCGCGATGTAGTAGTTCTCGCCCAGGACCATGCCGCGCGTGATCTCGTCGATCACGTCCTGCTCAGCCGAGCCGGCGGAGAAGCGGGCGTACTGCTTGCCGATGTCGTAGATGATGGCGATCGTGCCGAGGTTGGCACTGTACGTGCCGTACGCCTCGTTCACGTTCGTCTTGGTGGTGCCCCAGTCGATGAACGTCGCCCGCTGGGCAGCCGACGTACGGTACGGCTGGTCCACACCACGGACCGACACGCCGGGCCGGATCGTGACGAGCTGCTGGTAGACGGCCCGCTGGGTCGCGGGCTTGATGACCGAGTCGACCAGGTTGTTCGGCAGCACGTAGCCGCCGGTGGCGCCGGTCGTACCGAGGGTGGCCTTGGCGAATACCGCCTCGTCGCCCGCCCCCGACGCCTTGCCGGTGACGTAGGACTGCGACAGGATCGGCACGCCGCCGAAGGACGCGATCTCGGCCAGCTTCGCCTTGCCCTGTGCCACGAGGGACGGGTCAAGGTCAAGGTCCCAGCCGAGGCCCTTCTTGTCCATGATCGCGGACAGGAACTCGCCTGCCTCGTAGTCACGGATAGCGGCCTTCATGAACGGGTGCGCCTTGGCCGCGTTGGTCATCGGCTTCGAGCGGTTACCACCCGGCTGCATCGGTGCGAGAGCGGTGATCGCCTTCGCCTTGGAAGCGCGGCGGTTGGACGCCATCAGTTCCTTGAGCTCGTCGACCTGTGCCTGGAGGTTGGCCTTGCGCTGCTTGCGCAGGGCGTCCTTCTCGCGGTTCTCGTCGTTCTCCGTCAGCGCCTTGGCGATGCTCGCCTGCCCGTCGAGCGCGGCCGCGCGACGTCCGCCGTCACGGCTCTCGCCCGACTGCGATCCCTCGAGGATCGCATTCGCCTTGCGCATCTCCCCGAGGAGTTCCTCGAGGCGACGCTCTGACTTGCTCACTGGATGATGCTCCTGCGTTCGTTGACCTTGGCCGCGAGCAGTGGGAGCAGGCGCTCCGCCTCCTCGATGGCCGCCGACAGACGCCGGGCCTTCGCCGACTGCTCGCCCCCGTGGGAGCTCGCGCGCAGCTCTGCGCCGAGGTCGTCGAGCCCGACCAGCGCCGCCTTCAGGGCTGCGAGGCCGACCTCGTCAAAGGGAAGGTCCGCCGTGAGGACCGCCTTCAATGGCGGCACGGCAGCAAGGTGGTTGCGTGGGTTGGTGGTGATCGTGTGCCACTGGATCGGCCACACGTCGATGTGCCCGTTGGACGACTTCACGACGCCGCCCGCGACGGGCTGCGTGCTGCCGTACAGGGTTCCGCCAGCGCGCTCGATCTCCTCGATCAGCGCACGTCGGCCCTGGTCACCGAACTTCATCCACCAGTCGGCCCAGATGCCGCGGTAGTCGCGGTCGAGGGTGACGGTGTCCGGCTTCTCGTCGAGCACCACCCGCCCGAGGATGGCACCCTTCATGGTCCCGTTCATCGGGTCCCGGTAGCCGTTCTTCTCACCCGCGCCGGTGGTGTGGTGCCAATCCACGAGCCGCTCGCGGGTCGCCTTCAACGCGGCGTACGGGCCGATGTGATCCGTCTGCTCGTCGAACCATTCGCGGTCGAGGTCGACGCCGATCGGGGAGACGTCGGATGGGATGAGGCCACCGTACGGCAGGACGAGGATGCGCCGCGGCCGCTCGCCCTTGAGCCAGCGGTCGAGCTCCGACGTCGTCATGTCCTCGGCCTTGACCTCGATGGCCTTGCCATAGCCCATGTCGTCGTCGTCGTCCGCGAGGTCGTCGGGTCCGCCGATCTCCGCCTGCTCCATCGGCATCCACCGCTGGATGAGGTCGGCCGCCTGCTGGAGGATGCCCATCTGCTCCGGCTCGTCGGCCTCGCAGCTGATGAGGCAGTACAGGTCCTCGAGGATGCACGCCGCCTGGCTGAGATGGCCCGCCGCGATGCTCATGCCCTTCGCCGGTGCGCCGCCCCAGTCTTCGGGCAGCATCGACGTCGCGCCCAAGGCGCGGGCGCGCTTGATGATGTGGCGCTTCGTCGCGGCCGGGTTCTTGGCCCGTCCGAACGCTTTGATGGCACGGCGCAGGGCGTCCTTGTCGGGGATCGGGTAGGAGCCGTCCGGCATCGCCGCGCCACTGCTGGCGAGCTTGTCGCGCTGCTCGCCGCTGAACTCGCGCGGCGCCTTCAGATCGTCCATCACGCAGCCTCCAGCAGCAGGAGGAACGCGACCGCTTCCTCCTCGTCCTCGTCGTATCCACCCTTGATGATCCGCAGCGGTACCGCGCCGTACACCTGCGCACCGGCGGAGCCGGTGGCGTGCGCCACGTCCGACATCGGCGGAAGGGTGTCGCTCGCAGTGAACTTCTGACCGACCGTGGCGACGTCGCTGAGGCTGACGATGACGTCCGCCGCCGTACGAACCAGCGTCACGCTCCGCCGGGCGGTGTCGCTGATCGCCGCCAGGCTGTCCGTCGACGTGCGAGTGGCGCTCTGCGCGCCGCGGGTCGCGACGTCGGTCGGCGAAGTGAGATGGTCGATCGCGATGAGGTTCGTCAGCGCGATGTCAGTGATGGCACCCAGACTGTCGGTCGCTGTTCGGCTCGCGTGCTCGCTCGAGCGCGTCGCCGTATCGGACAGGGACGCCAGCGTGTCCGACGCCGACCGACCCTGGACACTCCATGAGACGGTGGCATCCGCTAGTGCAGCGAGCGTATCCGTGGCGGTCCGCGAGGCGGACTCCGCCGCGCGGGTGGCGAGATCCGACAGCGCGGACAGTGCGTCCGAAGCCGTCCTGGAGGGTGACGACGCTCCGCGCGTGGCGGCGTCGGACAGCGCGGCCAGCGTGTCACTGACGGAGCGCGGTTCAGACGTCGTCCGCGTCGCCACGTCCGACATCGCTGCAAGAGAGTCCGTCGCCGTACGCGAGGCCGACTCCGTCGCACGTGTCGCGGTATCGGTCATCGCGGCGAGCGAGTCCGTCGCGGTACGACTCTGAGCGGCGTGCGACGTGGTGGCATCGGACATCGCTGCCAGGGAGTCGGTGCTCGTCCGCGAGGCCGTGGACGCCGACCGCGTTGCCACGTCGGACATCGCGGCAAGGCTGTCGCTCGCGGTCCGCGAGGCGTGCTCGGCCGCACGGGTCGCGGTATCACTCAGAGCGGCAAGCGAGTCGTTGCTGGTCCGTGACTCGTGCGTATTGAGCGTGACCGCATCGGACATCGCCGCGAGGCTGTCCGTACTCGTCCGGGTCGTCGTCTGTCCTGCGCGTGTCGCCACATCCGACATCGCTGCCAGCGAGTCCGTGCCGGTGCGACTTGGCGCCTGCGTGCCCTTCGTCGCAGCATCGGACATCGCCGCGAGGCTGTCGGTACCGGTTCGACTGGCGGACTGCGCGCCCTTGGTCGCGGTATCGGTGAGGGCGGCGAAGGTGTCGAAGGCGTAGCGGTGCAGGTCCGGGCTGGGATGGAGGAACTTCGTCCCGCCGAAGAGCCGGTGATGACTGAAGACCGGCATCTCAGTACGTCCCGGCCCGGTTCACGGACTGGTTCATCGTCTGGCGCGGCTTCGGCGCGTTCGGCGCAGCGGCTGCGGCGGGCAGGAACGACACGATGATCCCACCGTTCGGCGCTGGAGTGCCCTTGTTCGGCGTGGCCGTGACCGTGTCGGTATCGGCTGCACCACCGCCATTCCCACCGAGCAGGTAATACGGCAGGAACGACCAGAACGTACCCGACGTCGCGCCGGTGTCGCCGTTGGAGCCAGCCGTACCACCCGCCGGCGTCCACGACGATGAAAACGTACAGGTTGCGGTCTTGGAACTCGTCTGCTGGCATACGACGAACGCGACATCGCCCGTATTCGTATCGGCCGCGCTCGCCGCGACGGTCAGGCTGAAACTGGCGGTCGTATCGCCGCTTCGATCAACCGGGCTGGATGTGGCAGCACCACTCCATTCCGACAGTACACCGCAACTCAGACCCGCAGTCGCACCAGAGTTCGTGAAGGACGGAGCACTTTCCCCAGCGCCACAGTTTGCCTTGTAGAAAATGCACATCCCCGCGCTACCCGCCCCGGACAGGGCCAGCACCCAACCGGATGCGCTCGTGCTCCACGCGCTCCCCGACTGGCCGGAGATTTGCGCGATCAACAGATGACCCGAACCGGTCGTTGCCCCGAATGACGGGGAAATCGTCGTCGACTGGCCGGACAGGAGCGACCCGGCGCTGACGAGCGCGATCGCCATCTCAGACGCGCCAGCAGTTCGCGCCGAGCGGTTCGCCCGGCATCGGGGTCTTCAGTGTCCGGTGACCGAAGAAGGCGATGGCACCCGGTCGCATCCGGTCGAGGATGCGCCGCTCCAGTTGGTCCTGGTCCTCGTCGTTCACGCAGAGCCGGTAGCTGTAGACGACGTCGAAGCCGCCGTAGCCCGCGAAGTCATCCGCCTCGCCTGCGATGAAGGTCGCTTCCGGTACGAGCTCGCGACCGGCCTCGATGTACGGCCGGTGCCGTTCGAGACCAGTCACATCCCAGCCCATGAGCTGCGCGATCAGCATGGCGCGTCCGATCCCGCAGCCGACGTCGAGGAAACGTCGACCGACTGTCGCCTGCTCGCACACGACCAGCCCAGGGAGAAACTGTTGCAGTGGCAGCGGTTCGTAACCGTAGAACGTCGTCTCGCCAGGACACGGACCAGCCCAGCGCGGCTCAAGGCGGCGGATGACCTCCTCGAGCGCCATGACCGGATCCTGGAAGACGACACGGGTCACTCCGTCACGAAGCTCGTGGCGGCAAGGTTGACGATGCCTGTCTCCTGGTGGCCCTTCCAGGTGTAATAGAAGAGCGCCACGGCGACGTTCGCCGGACCGCTGTTGTACGGCGCACCTGCCCACGTGTCGGATTGCAGCTTGAACGCCGTCCACGGCTGGAGCTGCTGGTTCTCGACGTGGACGTCGAGGTAGACCTGGTCGCCGGTCGCCTGGTCAAAAGCGGTTACGCTGATCTCCAGCTGGCTCTTGCCGGGTGGCGGTGGCGCGTCGACCGTGAACGACACGGTGTCGCCGAAGTGGATCGGCGGCGACTGGTCGAGCGTGATGCTGGCCACGGCTGGCGGTGCTCCTCTCATCAGTTCTCCCCCCAGATGCAGTAGAAGTACTCGTTCACGGTGTTCGCGAACGTCACCCGGTTGCGCAGGTACTTGCCGTTCGGGATCTGGAACTCGCGACCGAGTGGCCACTGCTTGATGTAGCCCGACGTCGGCGGGATGTGTTGGAGGTCGCCGAGGCGATAGTTCGCGACGGTGCCCTCGGTGACGGCAGCAGTGGCGAAGCCGGTGTTCGTCGTGGCCCCGAAGACGATCTGCGTGCCGGTACCACCGAAGTTCGAGAACAGCGTCACGTCGCCGGACACCGCCGCGGTCGACATCGTCGCGGCGACCGTGGTGGTGAACAGTTCGACCTCGCCCGGCGCGTTCGTGGACGTCGTGCCGTCGAAGCTACAGCCCCACTCGACGATCTCGAGGTCAAGCGTCGTCCCGCACTGGATCTGCTGCATCGTGCGGATAGCAGTCCCGGTAGGCTGGTGAACGGGCGCAGCCGTCGTCGCCTGTGCGCTGTTCTGGATGGAGAACAGTCGCTCGATCGCACCGGCAATCGGCATGATCGGCGCACCGCGCTTCGTGAACCCCAGCGGCACGTCGAGGCTGATACCGATCTCCCGGCTGCGAGTCATGACAGTTCGCTCGACGAGCCACGTCGCGATCTCGCTGCCTGTCGCGCCATCCTTGAGCCGTTCACGGAGGCCGGCGACCTTCGCCCGGTTGAGTTCCGCCCGGCGCTGATCGTCGGTAAGCAGCCGCCATGCCCGGAGCCGTTCCTGCACGGGAGTCCAAGCAGCTGGACTCCCGTCAGGCGTGAAGAACTTCATCGTCCGGCCTCAGTAGGTGATCGACCAGGACGACAGGACGATCGTGTCGCCGTTGGCGGCGACTGAAGCATTCGCCGACAGCAGCGTCTCGAGGAACGGGATCGTTCCCGCCGCTGCCGCGCTGTTGAACAGGATCACCTTGCCGATCGTCACCGTGGACGAGCCGGTGTAGGTCCACGTGTGACCGTAGGTGTAGTTCGCGGCGCCCGAGATCGTCGGTGCCGTCGAGGACCCGTGGCCGACGTACGCTCGCGCCAAGCCGTTCGTCGTCTGCTCCGTGGCCGTGCCGGAACCCGTGCCGTCACCCCACAGGCCGTCGGCGGTCCGCGTCACGTCAGCAGCAGCAGCAGCCGCGGTGCTCGTGGAGAGCGCGACCCACCACATCGGACCGGCACCGGGCAGGACGAGTGCCGCGCTGTTCGCGGCGGGCGTCGTGCCGACCGAACCCGTCACCGGCGTGGCGTACCACTGGTCAATGGTGAGTACCGTCGCCGTGTTCGAGAGGATCACCCCGAAGACGGGGTTCGTGAACGCCGACGAGCTGAGGGCGTTCGCGACAAAGACGAGATGACCCTGCTCACCGGCGTTGCCCGCCGCCGATGTCGCCGTCTGGAACGATGATGCCGCACCAGTCCACGTCGTGGTCGTCGGCACCGACGCGGTCCCGGTTGCAGCGAGCCCGTTCAGGCCGGTTCCGAAGTCGCCCTGGACGGCGATCCGCTGCTGCTGGTCACGTCCGACGTTCAGGCGGAGGTTGTGCGTCTGGATCCGCTGGCGCCAGACCCGGCGCTGCATCCCGTACGCCGCGTCGCGCCAGACCCCGAGGACGAGGATCGGCTTCGTGAACCCGCGCGGATCGTCACAGATCTCGGAGCTGGCGATCTGCACCGAGTCCGGGATGAGACTCGTGGTGCGAACCTCGACATCGCCCCGCTGCGGTCGGAGGATCTCGAACATCGGTTACCCCTCGTCTTCGTCGTGAGCGCCGGTGATCGCGCCGGTACGTGGATCGCGGTCGAGAACCTTGCGCGTCCGCGGAGGCAACGGTGCAGTGAAGTTCACCACGGCTGGCTCCTGCTTCGGCACCTTGACATTAACGACCGGCGCCGGGTGCTCCGGCACGTTCACGGTGATCTGCGCCGGCGGCTGTTCGGGCATGTTCACCACGATCGGCGTCTGCTTGGCCTTCGCATCCTCCGTCTGCCACCGCTCCATCGTGTCGATGTACCGCTGGCGGTCGGCCTTCGCCTCGGCTTCGATCGCTTCGCGGGCTTCCCGTTCCTCCTGGAACTGGCGATCCATCGCCTCGACGAGATCACGGAGCAGCTTCGGGTTCACGTTCGCCCTCTTCGGCCTGACGGGCTCGGCCTTCTCCTCTGCTGCCCACTCGATGGCGAGCACCGGCACCCAGTCCAGCGTCCCGTTCGGGTGGTCCTCGATGGTGTCGGCCTCGTCGATCGGGTAGATGTTGTTGTTGCGGTCGGCGCATTCCTCGTCACCGATGCCGTCGATCGCCTGGACGTACTCCACGCCCATGTCGGCGTAGCTGCCGAGCGCGGCGGCGTTGTAGGCGTCCATGAGCTCGGTACGCGCGATCAGCTCAGAGCGGTACTCGTCGAACGTCGTCGCCGCCTGGACCGCGTCACCGGCCTCCGCTGCACTGAGGCCGTCGGTGATCGACTGCGCGATGACGGTCTTGATCGCTTCGCGGGTCGTCTCATTGATGCCGGACACCCGCGCCGCGCCGCGATCGAGCACCTTGCGCACCGCACGCGGGTCGGCGGTACCGAGCGCGCCTGCGGGTGCCTTCGCCGGGACGACGAGGCGCACCTGCGCGTCGACCTGGCGCGCGACGTCAGTGAGAACCGGCGCCATCGTGCCGGTGAGGGCGTTGTTCCACGGATCGCCGTACTGGTTCGGCGCCTGCCACCAGAGGCTCGTGTCTTTCGGCGCCCGCTTGACCTCCTCCCAGCGACCACGGATCCGGGCAGCCACGTCATCGCGCTGCGCGGCGAGGAACCGACGAACCTGGCTCTTCAACTGCGGCGTCATCCGCTGCTCGAGCTGGCTGCGGAACAGGCGCAGCTGGTTGAACTCCGCCTTCGCCAGCGGCGCGTTCTCGGCCACGAGCTCCGGGCGCGGGATGTGGTCATCCATCGTGAGGACCGAGTTCGTCCAGTCCTCGTCGCCCTCGCCGATGAAGGCCGGGATCGTGTCGAGGCCGACGCGGTTGGCCGCGAGGGTGCGGTGCCAGCCGTCGATCGGCTCCGTGCCCTTCTTGCCGATCACCTTGCGCTTCACGACGATGACCGGATCGATCGGCGCGCCGACCTCGAGGGCGGACTGGATGCCGTCCACGATCTTCATGTTCCGGCCGCCCGGCCGGCGTGAGTCGTCGATCTTCGACATCGGGTACTTCGGGTCGTATTTCCACGTCCCCTGCGCAACGACGGCAGCCTGCGACGGCGTCCACTGCTTACGCAGTGCCGCGACGACGGCGTCGGTGACCTCCGGGCCCGACTGCTTGCCGTGCTCGAGGTCCACGAGATCGGTGGCCTTCGCGTACGCGCCGCGCATCACGCCGAAGAAGCGCGCCCAGCTCACCGGCCGGTTGCGGGCGTACTTGAGCACCTGCCGGCGGGTGTAGTGCGGCGGGCGCTTCGGCCGGAGGGCACGTGGATGGCGGACACGAAGACCGTGGTGTCGGCTGCGCCGTCCGGGATGCTGCGCGCGTCCCTGGCCGCCGGCATAGTGCGGGTTCGGCCGTCCGAAGACGTACTTCGGCTCGTAGCCCGAGCGCGCCTTCGCCGGGACGTCCTCAGCGGCTTCCTCCTCGGACTCCTCGCCACCGGCGAGGCCGGCCTGCGCCTCAACCAGCTTGCCGAGGTCCTGGTACGGCAGCTGTGTCGCCGACATGATGA